TGTGTCTGGTTCTATGCGTCGGCGATTGAATGAGCCGCATCCGCACCGGGCTTACACCTGACGACTGGCGCGACGTCGGACCATCGGCACCGGCCATCCGCCGAGGGCATACCGGCTCGTCGGTGGCGTCGGGACCAGTCCGCTGTCAGTCGCGCTCGGATCAGGGGCGCTGCACGCTGGGCGCAGGTCATGCGGGGCGGCATGTCGCCAGTACGGGTCGTCCCGGTCCAGCGACGTAGATCGTCCACGTACGACGTTCCGTAGCGGCGTACACTGCCTTCCTTAGTACTAACGGAGGACCCGATGAATGCGTCAGCCCCAGGAATGTTCTGGTGCCCTCTCTGTGAGGCCGACTTCCCGGACTCGATCACGGAGACCCACCGTCAACGGCATGCGGCTGTCCGCTCTGGACAGGACAAGATCTTTACGACGGACCACGCCATCTTCTGGGCGTTGTGCATCGCGATAGGGATCATCGTCGCCCTCCTCATCGCCGCGTGAGGCGTGCATTGCGACGTCGATGGTCGAGAGCCAGCCTCACCGTACGGGCTTCGACAGAACATTCCTAAATCAGGATCGGGCTATACCACGGTGGGAGCAGGCTCGATCAATCTTTGCAAGAGATGCTGGGTGCGCATAGCCGCGCCGCGAAGGAGGAATGGTGGCAAAGGGAGATTACGTCAAGATCAAGTCGGAAATCGGCGGCAAACTGGAGATTGATGAGGTCGTGGTCAAGGGATCGGGCGGAACCATCGAGGTAGAGTGGGATAAGAAGATGCCGCTCGTTGTCGTACAGCTCAAGGGTCGTACGGGCAAGATCAAGCAATCATTCACTTACGCGGTGAGTGCGGTCCGAAGTCTCGAGGTGGTGGACAGCAATGAGGAGTGAGTCGGAGATCACATGGCTGAGGTCGATCAATCACGTGGGGGAACGGACCGTCATCACCGAGTGGCACGCGATCGTGCCCGGGGCAGGCGAAGCGACGCGATTTCCTGGCGCAGCCTGTGGAGTGACTCTTAGTGGGACGTTCCAGATGTCCCACCAGACCGCGGTCTCCCATCTTGATGGGGGACTTCACAGTACGTGCTCAAAGCTGGTAGACGACTGGGTTTCGACTATTGACCCCTCGCCTGGCCTTCTGTCTGACCCTGATGACTGGCCCGAGCTCGCGCCTCCAGGGGGCTCTAGTGGGCATCATTGATTGGTGGGAAAGCCGTGGGCGCAAGGTCGAGAACGTAAACTACGAAAAGAGCCTGAGTAGGATCCCTGCGACTATCATCGGGGTGTACGGTACGGCGCACACATCGATCGGCGATATGGACTCCGGCCCCCCGACGTCGGTCTCGATCGACTGCGAGATCACGACGTTTGTGTTCCCGCTTGACATCGCAGACTGTGATTATTCGATCGAGACGTTCACGGTCCATTTTGGAACACACTGGGTCAATGTTCCGGTGTTCCCTGTGATGCAGATACGCAAGGGCGATTTTGCTTCGGTGATCCAGCCCATAGGGATGGACGGGCTGTCTTACGGCCCCAAACCAGGGTGGGCGCAATAAAGCCCCTCGACTCCGCGACCGTCCCAGCCCACCTTCGTCGCTCGCGAGGCAAGACTGGGCTCGTTCATGGCGCGGCTCCAGTCTTGCCTCGCGAGTACATTCGTGCCGACGCCCGCAAGAACCGCATCGGTCGTAAAGGCGCTAAGGCCAGAGCCAGGATGCTCCGGATCCTGACTAGAAAGTATGGGATCGCCCCGTGATCACCTGGCTCGATCTCCCGTTCAAGGGAACCAACATCGCGACCGGGTTCGAGGTGCTGATCCATGGGTTCCTAACGTCAAACGGATCGTTTTACGCGATCTGTGTCGGCGAAGATGGTCTTCTTGCCACGGAGCTTGCCTCTAGTATTGCGCTCGATTGGCGCTTTACGCGCGGTCGAGGGTGGCACTCTCTCGACGACCCTGACGAGTAGTACTAGCGTTTCGACCGGACGGGTGCTAGGCTCCGCTCAATCACATAGATCGTCGCCGTAGGGCAAAGCTCGGATGGACGGGCTGGCACACGCTGGCCTTGCCGACCCGTTTTATGAGGAAATCGCATGGATCTCCGATCCATCGCCGCCGCCAGTTTCGATGCCCAGCATCGCGTCCCAGGCTATAGGCCTTGTGATCGTATCCACGGCCACTCCTGGATCGTTGAAGTCGACGTTGCCGGTGAGCTTGATCCCAAGACAGGTTGGGTGCGAGGTGCCGAGTTGCTTCCAGAAGCGCTCGACAAGTGGGCCGAGGAACTGAACCTGGGCTCCCTGGAGGAGCTCCTGCCCGGAGTTGTTACGAGCCCCTTGGGCATTGCTTCGGCAGCACTTGACGCCTTGGCATTGCGTTTCCCGACCATTGCATCCGTTCGTGTGCTCTGCACCGACGGAACACGAGGAGAGGTACGACGGACGCCCCGGCAGCTGTAGTCGGTGAGTACCGGCTGATCGAAGCACAGTACCTGACTCCGAACGCCTGGAACCCCAACGAGATGACTCCTGAAGAGGAGTCGAAGTTGCGGATCGAGATCGACCGGTTCGGGTTCGTCGTTCCACTGATCGTTCGTCCGATCTTCGAGGTGGAGGGCGCGGTTCGGTGGGAAGTCATCGACGGTGAACACCGGTTGGCTGTCGGTGGGAGCCTCGGTCTTTACGAGTTCCCGTGCTGGGTGATCGATGTCGACACGGACACGGCGATGCAGTTGACTCCGATCCTCAATGAGCTCCGAGGCTCGCCTAACAGCGACAAGCTAGGGGCCCTCCTCAGGGACCTGATGTCCCGCCAGCCAGAGGCGGAGTTACGGATTACGATGCCATTCAGTCGCGAGCGTTTCGATGAGCTGATCGGTGAGCGAACCGTCGATTGGGACGCGCTGGAACAAAAGCGTATCGGGACGGAGCAGCCATCCAACGAGCGATGGGTCGAGCGCGTATATCGCATGCCATCCGACGCAGCTGAGGTAGTCGACCAGGCGGTTGATCGGGCTAAGTCAGAAGCGGACGCTAACAACGATTGGCAAGGGCTCGAATATATCGCAGCTGAGTACATGGGTAGGTAGATGTCACAGACAAAATACGACTACGAAGTAATCCGCAACGAGTTTGTCCAGGGCCCAGAGATCTCTATCCGCGCACTGGCAGAGAGGCATGGCATCAAGTCCTGGAGCACCCTGAACGCCCAAGCGATCAAGGGCAAGGAAAGTGGGTTGGACTGGTACTCGGAGCGCGGTCGTTTCCAGAGGTCTCTGACCGAAAAGACGCTCACGACGATGGCTTCGACGATCGCCACGAAGAAGGCCACGATCACTATCGATGCTCTGGACGTGATCCACGCTGCTATCTTCAAGATGGCCGCAGACATGCAGGACCGCTGGGCAACAGATCCGAAGAATGCGTCGAATAGGATCTTTCTCCCGGGGATCATCGTTACGCCAGACTCTTTGGCCAAGCTTCTGGATCGGTTGCTGACGCTGACCGGTAACCCAAGCCAGATCTCGGAGAACCGCAACATTGGTATCGACCTCACCGAGCAGCTCCCACCAGACGTCGCTCGAGTCATTGCGGACATCGCTGCAACACGCGGAACTGCCAGCCGATCAATGGGACGCGCTGCACTCCCAGGCCCTGAAAAGTCTCACACGAACTGAGTCCGTTGAGGGACTGATCGCCTATAACGAGTACGTCCTTCAGAAGCCCGTTGAGGCGCACCACCGCGAGATGCTGACGGAGATCGTCGAGAGTATCTCCCTGCGTCGCAACGCTGTCGTCCTGGAACCAAGAGGGGCTGCCAAGACAACCCACGGCAACACCGGGCTGGGCGCCTGGCTGGTGTCAAACTTTCAGGACATCGCTATCGGGCTGATGTCCAACACTCAGGACATGGCCGATGCGTTCTCGATGGCTATTCGGAACACGATCGAGCTGAACGCTCGACACGTCGATCTTTATGGCAACCTGAAGTCTGATGGCAAGTGGACAGCCAAGGAGTGGACACGCAAGGGCTCAGTGCTGGCCGAAGGCACGAACAACTCGACGCTTTATGCCAGAGGCGTGGGCGGCGCGATCATCAGCAAGCGTTTCGACATAATCCTCTGCGATGACATCCTGGACGAGGAGAACACTGCTTCGCCGGAAGCGCGAGAGAAGGTTGAGCAGTGGCTGCTCAAGACAGTCTTGCCGTGCCTAAAGCCGGATGGTGTGGCGATCGTCCTCGGGACTCGCTGGGCCGCCGAAGATGTGTACGAGACGCTACTCACGCCACGAGAACAAGGCGGCAAGGGCTGGCACAGCCTGGTGCGTCCGGCGCTATACGGCGACCTCAATGACAAGGCTAACCTGACGAGCTATTGGCCTGGATACTGGTCGGTAGACCAGTTGCTTGAACGGCGTTCCGATCTCGGCACGCCGATGTTCATGTGCGCATACCAGAACGACGTGTCGGGTCTGATGTCAGGCAACATCTTCCCTGGAAGGTTCGATCACTTTGATGCCTTGCCCATAGGCCACCACCATACGATCCGGATGGGTGTCGACCTGGCCAGCTCCGAGAAGGAGCGTGCTGACTTTACCGCCAGGGTCGTCACAGCCGAGGACACTTGTTCGAGTAAGTGCGTTGATAAGGGCACGTTCTACGTGTTGTCGGTAGTCCGCGATAAGCGTGAGACCCACCACGCTGAGTTCGTCCATGAAGGCTGGATCGCTTTTCCGGAGCTCGATCTGGTGCTGTGTGAGGACCAGCAGTTCCAGTCGACCCTGATCCAGGAGGTCATGGCCGACTATCCGCGGATCCCGATCGAGGGTATCCGGTCCGACAAGGACAAGGTCACTCGCGCACGCGCGGTCGCGGCCAAGTACGAAGCGGGCAGGATCAAGCACCGAACTACTCTCGAGGATAGCGACTTTGAGCGTGAGCTTCGGGCATTCCCCAAGGGCCACGACGATATGGTCGACGCCCTTGGCTTTTCACTGGATCTTGGGGGAGACGAGTTTCTCTTCGGATCGGTCTCACGGAGGTAGCGTGGCAGAACGTAAGTTCCGTGATGGAACAAGGGAAGTTCCGGATTATATCCATGACATGATGCAAGGACTTGAGACCCGCAAGCTGTCCTATGAGGAGGCGCTCGTTGCGATGAACAAGAAAGCGCTTTCAGATCACGTCAACAAGGCAGTCGATCGCATTGTCACCGAACACTTCATCGAGAACCTGCGCTAGTGGGCATCATGGCGACGCTTACTAACGCCTTCCAGAGTTCTCCTCGTCGCGTGCCGTCCGAAGCCGCCCTGGCAATGGCGTCCACGGAGCGCGGTCGAGTTGGTAAAAGCAATGTGCGGTTGTTCAGGAACTGGTCTGAGCATTCGGAGTGGGTGCGGGCTGCAATCAACATCCGCAAGGCCCAGGTTTCGGGCGCCGAGTGGGACATCGCCCCGATCGATCCCGACGTCCAGGTGGATGTCGGTCTCCAGAACGAGATCCGTGATCGCCTGATGTTCGCCAATCCCAAGGACGAGGACTTCACGACTTTCATCGAGAAGGTCGTGGAGGACATCCTTGTCCTGGACGCAGGCTCCGTCGAGATCGAACGTAACGTCAGGGGCGAGCCGCTTTATGCGCATGCGGTCGATGGCGGAACAG